CGATTTCTAGCCTTCCGCTTGGCGCCTACGTTCGCCGCGGCCGCAACCGAATCTCCTACGCTGCAGTCTATGGCTCGCAGCCCGAGTGGATTACAAAGCCAAATCCTGAGACCACACGGCTTGAGTTTTTTGAGCAAGTAATCGCAAGCCTCAACCTTCGCGGCAACGCCTACATCTTGACAGTGCGCGATGACGCTGGTGAGGTCATTGAGTTGTATTGCTTGAACCCTGAGCGCGTTCGCATTCGCCGTCTTGGCGTCAATGAGCCGCTGGTTTATGAAGTCTTTGACGAGAACATGACCAGCGTTATGACGCTGACAAAAGATGAGCTCGTGCATATCCCGATGTTCAGACTCCCCGGAACCCACTACGGTCTCGGCCCTATCGAAGCTGCTCGCATCACTGTGGGCTCTGCGATGGCGGCTGAGACTTATGCGGCTTCTTACTTTGGCAACGCTGCAAATCCCGGCGGCGTCATTGAAGCACCGGGCGAAATGACACAAGAGCAAATCGAAAGCATTTCGCGCAACTGGCGTCTTGACCACTCAGGACCATACAGAGCTGGTAAACTTGGTGTCTTGACGGGTGGTGCGTCTTTCAAGCCGCTCGCACTCAACGCCCAAGATGCGCAGCTCATTGAAGTGCGCCGCTTTGGAGTCGAAGAAATCGCCCGTCTTTTCCGTGTTCCGATCTCGCTTCTCGGCCACCCAGTGGCAGGCGCGATGTCGTTCGCATCAGTTGAAGCTCAGAACCTGTCTTTCGTTCAGCACTCGCTACGCCCATTGTTGGAACGCCTAGAGCAAGCTCTTTCTCCTTTGCTTCCGGAGTCAGACGGCTTTATCAAGTTCAATCTTGATGCCTTGCTTCGTGGGACCACACTCGAGCGCTATGAGGCTTACACGAAAGGTCTGCAAGAAGGCTTTTTGTCAGTCAATGACGTTCACGCTTTCGAAGAAATGGCACCAGTTACCGACGGAGATCAGTACCGAGTGCCGTTGCAGAACATCGACCTCACCGATGCAAAAGAGGTCGGCATGAAACTTCGCGCTGAAATAGCAACCAACTTGATTCAGGTTGGATTCGACCCAGCTGCTGCGTTGCAAGCGGTTGGCCTGCCACGGATTGACCACACTGGTGTTCCTTCCGGACAGCTTCAGGGCGTTGCAACCATCGACCCAACCAACCCGCAATCAGTTTACGAGGTCTAAAATGCCATATTTCATTTCCGACCAGCAGAGCGACTGCTCCGGCTGGGCCACTGTCAAGCAAGAGTCAGACGGCAGCTACACCACAATGGGTTGCCACGACACAAAGCAAGGCGCTATCGACCAAATGGTGGCGGTTTCGATCTCTGAGGACATCGAGCCCGGCGGTGAAGTTAGCACACGCACAGGGGAAGACAGGAGCAAGATGAAGAAAATCGAGCGTCGCACATACACAGTGCGCAACGTCGAAACCCGCGAAGCGGACGGCAAAATGAAGCTCGCCGGCTATGCGGCAGTGTTCAATGATTCAAGCGTGCCGTTGCCGTTTTCAGAGCGCATCGCTCCGGGCGCATTTCGCAAGACTCTTAGCGAGACACCAGATGTGCGCTTGCTAATCAACCACGAAGGTTTGCCATTGGCCCGCACCAAAAATGGCACTTTGCTATTGACAGAGGACCAAGTCGGACTTCGTTTTGAAGCTGAATTGCCTGACACCACTGAGGCTCGCGACCTTTGGACTTTGGTGCAGCGCGGCGATGTTGACCAAATGAGCTTTGCTTTCCGTGTTATTCGCCAAAAGTGGAATCAAGACCGCACAGAGCGCACACTCACCGAGGTCTCTCTTGCTGACGGCGACGTCTCTGTTGTCACTTACCCAGCTTACCCAACCACTTCGGTCGAAGCTCGCGAGCACCTGCGCAAAGCTATCGAGGCCGTCAAAGAAGGCCGCGAAATCACAGGCGAGTCGATGCTCGTCTTGCAGACCATTTTCGATGACCTTTCAGAAGGCCACGAGTACGTCATGAAGGCTGTCACCATGATGGCCGCTTTGATGGACGCCAACGAGGCAGAAGTTGAAGACGAGATCGAGACCGAGGTAGAAGTCGAAGCCGGCTCGCCGGACATCGTTGAAGACCCGGGCTTGACTCAAGTTGGCACACAAGAGGCTTTGCGCACCTATTCTCTGCGCCTAGCCAAAGCGCTAGTCGAGCGCACAAAATAGCATTCTGTTGGCGTCGCCAGCAGATACGAAGTCGGAGCGAGACTCTCACCCCCTAAACGGGCGCCGAGAACCTCATCGCCACCACCTCGATTCCAATACTCATAAGGAGCAAAACACTAATGTCATACCTTGACAAAGTCGTTGAGCGCCGCGATGCAGTGAAGGCCGAAATGGATGCAATTCTCGAAGCAGTAGCAGCTGAGAACCGCACCGATTTGACCGCTGAGGAAACCGAGAAGGTTGATGCCCTCGTCGCTGAATCTCGCTCGCTTGATGAAAAAATCAACAAGCTCGCAGCACAAGCAGAAGCAGACGCAAAGGCTGCTGAAGCACGTTCTGCAGTAGCAGCAGTAGCAACACCAAAGGCAACAGGAATCAAGGTCGTTTCTGAACCACGCACCTACACACCTGAATCCGGACACTCATTCGTTCGCGATGCTTTCAATGCTCAAGTCCGCAACGACTTCGCAGCAAACGAGCGCCTCGCACGCCACATGAAGGAAGAATCTGTAGAACGTCGTGACGTTGACACAGGTAACTTCGTTGGCCTTGTAGTACCTCAGTACCTAGTTGACCTAGCTGCGCCTTTGGCACGTGCTGGACGCCCAACAGCTGACTTCGCTACAAACAAGATGCCACTCCCACCTGCAGGCATGACGCTGAACATCAGCAGAATGACCACAGGCACTTCAACTGCAGTTCAAGAAACACAGAACACTGCTGTTTCTGAGACTGACGCAGATGACACACTACTCACTGTCAACGTACGCACCATCGCTGGACAACAGGACCTCAGCCGTCAGGTTATCGAGCGCGGAACTGGCGTTGATGAGTTCGTACTTCGCGACCTCGTTCGCTCATGGCACACCACTCTTGACGCACAAGTCTTGAATGGTACCGGCAGCAACGGTCAAATCAAGGGTATCCGCGCTTCCGGTGGAAACGCTGTTACTTTCACAGCTACAACTCCAACAGTAGCGCTGCTCTATCCAAAGCTCGCTGATGCACTACAGCAAGTTCAGAGCAACGTCTTCACAACTCCGACACACTGGATTATGCACCCACGCCGCCTAGCATTCTTGCTCGCAGCTACAGACTCAACAGGACGCCCTGTTGTTGTTCCAACAGCTAACGGCCCAATGAATGCAGCAGGTGTTGGCGCAGGAGTTGCTCAATACGCAAACTCCGGCTACCAGCTACTCGGACTTCCAATTATCACAGATGCAAACGTAGGCACAACCTACGGCGCAGCAACCAACCAAGACGAAATCTACTTGGTTGATTCACGCGAAATGCACCTTTGGGAGCAATCAGGTGCTCCATTCTCACTCCGCTTCGATGCAACAGCACCGGGCAGCTTGACTATCAAGACTGTCGTTTACGGCTATGCTGCATTCACAGCAGAGCGTTACCCAGCAGCCGCTTCTATCATCAGCGGTACTGGTCTCGTAGCACCATCGTTCTAGTCGAACGAATAACTGAATAAATCAAGCACAGAGCGAGTAGGACTCCCCCGACTTGCTCGCTCTGTGCCCACTCTCGGGGGAGATATGAAAACAGCACACAAGATATCAATAGGGGTCTGCGACCCCGGCATAGTAACCGGCGAGTTCATGGCTCGCATTTTTCAGCTGGTGGCAGTCCGCAATTCGAGACTCGGCCCATTGGTGCGAGTTCGCGGCTCGGGCTTGCTGAGCAAAATGCGCAACAAAGTTGTCAAGACCTTTCTTGAGCAAACCGACTCTGACTGGTTGCTCATGATAGACACCGACGAGCAGCTTTCAATTCAGGTTTTTGACCTTTTGTGCGAGACTGCTCACGATAAAGACCGCCCGGTGGTCAGTGGTTTGGTTTTTGCTGCTATGGACGCTGGCAAAAACGTCTATCCAAAACCGATGCCGGCGATATTCCAAGACACGACGGCTGGCTTTGTGCCGCTTGACAAATACGACAAAAATGCGATTTTTGAGGTTGATGCAGCTGGCACTGGGTGCTTGCTCATTCACAGAAGCGTTTTAGAAAAAATGCGCGAAATGGCAGACCCACACCAAGGCACAGACTGGTGCTGGTTTTGGGACGGCCCAGTGAACGGCACTTGGACCGGCGAAGATCTGTTGTTTAGTCGCAGAGTGCGTAGCCTTGGCTACCCGATTTACGTGAACACGGCAGCGATTCTGCCACACCAAAAACAGTATTGGCTCGACGAAAGGCACCACGACAAGTGGCAAGCAGAGAACGGCTAGAAACCGCAACCGCTGAGCCCCAGCTTGAGCGAGCAATAAAAAAGCAACCTAAGAAAAGGAAACAGCGTGGCACTGACAAACGCATATTGCACCCTGTCCGACCTGAAGACAGCCCTCGCCATTGAGGACATTCAGGACGACACCGCGCTAGAAGCCGCCATCATGACGGCAAGCCGCATGGTTGATGACTACTGCGACCGTTTCTTTTACAAAGACGGCACGCAAGCCGCACCAGTAACACGCTATTACACCTCACAAGACTGGTACAACTGCAACGTTGACGACTTCATCTCTCTGAACCAAATCGCGACAGACGACAACTTTGACCAAACCTACGACACGGTTTGGACCACATCAGACTACATGGTGGAGCCCATCAACAACCCACGCCGCGGCTGGCCCTACACACGGCTAATCGCCATTGGTTCTTACATTTTCCCATTCAATCTGCCACAGTCAGTGCGAGTGCAGGGCGTTTGGGGCTGGTCCTCAGTGCCACACGAAATCGCCATGGCCACCAAGATTCAAGCTTCCCGCTTATTCATTCGCCGTCAGTCTCCTTTTGGCATCGCCGGCACGCCTGAAATGGGTACGGTGCGTCTGAGTGCTAAACTTGACCCGGACGTTGAAGCGTTGATTCGTCCATTCCGCAAGTTGACAGGACTCGTGAAGTGATTATAAGCGACATACGCGAAGGTTTGAAAAACAACCTCAGCGACGTTCGCGGC